AGCCGGGGTCGAGCTGGTCTCGCCCCTCGATCTCTAGGTCTGGCGCGTGGTCCGCGCTCCGTGACCTCTCCATCGTCTTCCGTCGTATGTGATCCGCGAGCCGCGACCCGTGTTTTCTAGTGTCTGCTGCGTGAGCTGCTGGAGCGCGTCTATCGAAAAACGGAAAACCGATAGACGCGCAGTCGTTCGCCCTGGGGATTGCTGCGTCTATCGAAAAACGGAAAACCGATAGACGCGATCCATCGAGCTCACGATCCGCGAGCCATCGAGCTCACGATCCGCGAGCCATCGAGCTCACGATCCGCGAGCCGTGGTCCGCGATCCGTCGAGCTGGATCGGCGTGTATGTCATTCGGTCGGCGTGTATGTCATCCGGCGATCTGGTCGCCGGGATCGAGGTCGAGGGATCGTCGAGCGTGATCCGCGAGCCGTGATCCGGGCGGCTCCGGGCATCGGTCGAGCTGCGCGGCTCATGGTTCCCGGCTCAAGCTCGGCAGGGGGCGGCCCCCAAAAACGGGCCGGTTGCGTAAAGACAGGGGCTAATGCCCGATTTCACACATTGGATGAGCGGCAAAAAGGTTCTGGTTCCACGTGGAACATCGCCCGCCCGGGGGAAAAGAAAAACCACCCCCTTTGATTAACTTGTCAACTCGTGTAAAAATTTGTGCAAATTTCTACGCAACGGACTTTCATGAGTACCGTCTCGCAAGACGTTGAAGCTGAACGGTTACGCCTGGAATACCGGCTCATGCTCCTTGAGACACAGGACAAGGCCCGTGTTGGCTTTATTGACTTTGCTCGGTACGTTTGGCCAGAGGTTGTTCTGGGAGATCACCATCGTCGAATGGGGGCAGCGTTTGACCGGATTGCGCAGGGCAAGCTCAAGCGTCTGATCATCAACATGCCCCCTCGGCACACCAAGTCCGAGTTCGCGTCTTATTTGCTACCGGCGTTTTTGATGGGCCGTAAGCCGCGGTTACAGACCATTGAAGCAACGCACACGGCGGAGTTAGCTGTGAAGTTTGGTCGCAAAGTGCGCGACTTGATGATGTCGGATCGTTACCGGGAGTTATTTCCAGCCGTGGATCTTAAGCAGGACAGCAAGGCGGCTGGCCGGTGGGACACGAATCATGGTGGGACGTACTTTGCGGTGGGTGTGGGAGGTGCGGTCACGGGTCGTGGTGCGGATCTTTTGATTATTGATGATCCGCACTCGGAGCAGGATGCGTATTCGGAGTTAGCTTTGGACAACGCGTGGGATTGGTATCAAGGTGGTCCGCGTACGCGTTTGCAGCCAGGTGGTGCGATTGTCATCGTCATGACCCGTTGGGGCACGAAGGATCTGACGGCGCGGTTGCTCAAGGCGCAATCGACCCACAACGCGGATCGTTGGGAAGTAATTGAATTTCCTGCTGTTTTACCCAGCGGCAATCCATTATGGCCGGAGTTTTGGCCGATGGAAGAATTAGTAGCGGTCAAGTCTTCTTTATCGGTGCAGCGTTGGAATGCGATGTATCAGCAGCAGCCAACGAACGATGAGGGGGCGATTCTTAAGCGCGAATGGTGGCAAGTGTGGGAAGCCCCGCAACCGCCGATCGTGAATTACATTATTCAGAGTTACGACACGGCGTACAGCAAGAAGGAGACTGCGGACTATAGTGTGATCACGACCTGGGGAGTATTTTACCCAAACCAGGACTCAGGGCCGAACATTATTTTGCTAGATGTTTTACGTGGTCGGTGGGACTTTCCTGAGTTAAAACGAATTGCCGCAGACGAATACAAGCGTTGGAATCCTGACAATGTATTGATTGAGGCCAAGGCCACAGGCGTGACGTTGCAACAAGAGCTTCGTCGCATAGGCATACCTGTCACCATGTACACGCCCGGTGGCCGGCGTTCAGGGACGGACAAGGTTAGTCGTGCGCATGCTGTAGCCCCTGTGTTTGAGGCGGGTATGGTTTGGGCGCCAGAAACGGAATGGGCCGAGGAGTTAGTGGAGGAGTGTGCTGCGTTCCCGAACGGAGACAATGACGACATGGTAGATTCCATGACGCAAGCGATCATGCGTTTTCGTCAGGGAAACTTTGTGTCGTTGAAGACCGACTACAAGAGTGCTTTTGAGCAAAGCAAGTCGCTTGTGCCTGAATACTATTGACGACTAGAATGTTAAGGCCAATTACCGTGGGGGCATAGTTGCCATGCCGAAGGCCAAGAAGGACACCGCATCATTCATTAAAAAAGTTGCTTTGGCAGGGCGCGAGGGCGACAGTCAGCTTGCGTATTTAGGTCCTAAAGCGCGGGACCTTTTAAAAAAGCTGGGCGGTGCGGGGACCAAGAATCCGAAGACGAAGTTAAAGGAATACAAGGCCGCGGCGCGGTTTACTTCTAGAGACACAGAGCCCTCTGAAGAGCGTGAGCTTATTAGTCGTCCACGCAACGCGGCACAGGACATGGCGGCCATGCGTGCCGCTGAAGAGCGTGTTGCACCGGAAGCAGCACCGCAGCAGGTCAACGAGGCGCGTGTGCAGGAGGATTTTTTTCGCACGCGGCGCGAGGAAGAGGGTCGTCGTGCTGAAGAGCAGCGCAGGCTTGCCGAGGCAGAGGCCGCTCGTCGCGCGCAGGAAGAGGCCGCTGCACAGGCGGCGGAGTCGGTTCGTCAACAAGAACGCGAACGCACCGCAGCTCTTATTCGTGAGCAGGAAACGCGTGAACTCATACCGCGCACGGAAGAAGATGATACCTTGGCCACTGCTCCGGGAAGCGCAGCCGCTGATCTTTCGCAGCTTACAGGCGTTGCTCCTGCACCACAAAGCGCAGCCGCTGATCTTTCGCAATTAACTCAGCGTTCTACCGCTGCTCCTGCTTTTGTAGCAGAGGCGCAAGACACAATCCCGCGCGGTGGTGAAAACGAACCCCTTACAGGAGGCGGTGCGGTCAGCCCCACCGCTTCGACCCAAACGACGCTAACACCTGAACAACTAGCAGAGTTAGCCAAGATAGACACCTTAGCACTTAGCCGTTTAACACCGGGCATTAATCTTTCAGGGATCGGTTTAAGCGGTAGTTACAACCCGCAGGACTATAACAGGGGCGTTGAAAGTGGTGCAGAAAAAGCAAACAGAGAAGCTGCTGAAAGAGAAGCCAGAGAAGCTGCTCGAAGAGAAGCAGAGCGTCTCGCTGCTGAGGAAGCCGCTCGAAGAGAAGCAGAGCGTCTCGCTGCCGAGGAAGCGGCCCGCAAAGAAGCCGCTCGAAAAGAAGCAGAGCGACTTGCAGCCGAGGAAGCGGCCCGCAAAGACGCGGCCCGTAGAGAGGCTGAACGACTGGCGGCTGAAGAAAGAGCTCGTCAAATTGCAGAACAAGATGCGCAAGCTCGTCGAGCGGCTGAAGAAGCTCGTCGCGTAGCAGAAGAAGCGGAACGTCGTCGGCTTGCCGAAGAGGAAGCTCGTCGTCGTGCGTTAGAGGAAGAGGAGCGTCGTCGTAATCAACCGCCTCCTTCTACTACACCACCGCCTACAACGGCACCTCCTCCGGGCTTGGTCACAAGCCCATTGCCCCCTTCTACTACACCACCGCCCTCTTCTGGACCGCCTTCTGCTGGACCGCCCTCTACGGCACAGCCGCCGGGAGGCATCCGCGTTCCGGGAACCTATGGCGGTTTTTTCTCAGGCGTGGATCCGAACAGTGATGTAGGCCGACTAATCGCAAGCCTTCAAAAGATTGGAGGCGGGCAAGGCGCGTCTGGTCTTGGTGGAGGGGGCGCAAGCACGGGCGGCGAGGGAGGTTCATTAACGCCCTCTCAATCATTAAGTCCTCTTGCCTATGGCTCAACTACCTCTACGCCGATAACAAACATATCGGACAGGGGATATACGCCCAGAGATATTTCAACGACGGGATATAACTTTAATCCCGTGCCGGGTGCGGGTACTTCAACGCCGTTTTTTACGCCTAATACAGGCGGTCTTACGCCAGGTACGCTTCCTGTTTCGCAGATGCCGCAGAGTTTACAAACGAGCAACGTGCCGTTTCAGGCTCTTGGTGCAAACCCAAACTTAAGCCCAACGGTTCTTGGTGGCTCACAGAATCTGGGTTATTACACGGATCGCATGGGCAACGTGATCCTTTCTCCCGGCGCGGTGCGTCCTCCTGGCTTTGCCAAGGGCGGTTCGCCAACCAAGGCCAAATTGCTTGAGGAGCTTGAGGAGTACCAAGCAGAAGAGGGTTTAAAAGACATTGACTCTGCGCGGGCCATGCTTGAGCGTCTTTCTAGAAAGCCCGCTGCCTCGATAACAGAAGTGAGCCTGTCACCAATTGGGCAAAGTGTTCGTCGCACTTCGCGTCGTCCAATCCGCGAAGAGACGGATCTCGGTAGCGCACGTGGCATGGCCATGGAGCTTGAGCAGGTAACCGAGTCCCGTGGTCCACGGACCAAGGGCCAGATCGAGGATCTGCGGCAGAAGATGGAGCTGATCCGTAACACGCTCGGTATGCCGACCTTCTCGAAGGCGAGTCTTGCGCGCGAAGGCGACCTCTTGGCAAAACGCTTTGCCGAGGGCGGCGAGGTTGACGACAGCACGCCGTTACAGCGCCGCATCTATCTTGAGTCCGTTCGTGATGAGTCCAAGCGCACAGCTCCGATCACAGAGAAGAGCATGTCTGCGCGCGAGCTTGACAAGCTTCGCAAACTAATTGACATCGCCGAACGTAATCCCTCTTTAAGCGAGAAGACGGGTAAGCCGTTGCCTGGAGTAGTGGACTATGCCCATCAGCGCATGTTGATGGAGCAAGTAGACCCGGAAGGCAGTCTGCCAATCTCTATGCGTGATTCAGACTACAACGCATTTGAGTCGGGAAACTTACGTAATACGTTTGGACAGTTCACGTTCGAGCGGTTGCCAGACGGTTCTTTGATCGTGCGGGATAGATACGACTACACGGGAGACGTTGGTGAGCGCACGAACCTGTTGATCCAGCATGCGAAAGATAAGGGCGTGAATCGTCCGGTGGAGATTCGCCTGCCTGCTGCGCCGAAAAAGAAAAAACGATAATGGCTCGAACCAAAATCACGGATCTCAGGGTACGTCCTCGATATCGTGCTGCGGGAAGTCCAAAAGGCGGCGAGAAAAACCCGAACAAGGAAGACTTGCGCAAGCTGATGCTTGCGATGAACCCGGACGCGGAGCAGGTTCCCGGAAGCCCTCTGGTCAAACGCTACTAGCCGTATTAGGATCACAACATGCCAATTGACAAAGCTATCAACCCTGCGCCAGACGGCGGGATCTTGGTTATTGCCGAGGAAGCGCCCGAGATGCCGGACGTCGAGATCGTCATTGACGACGAAGGCGGGGCGGTAGTTGAGATTGGCGAGAGCGAAGCCGAGGAAGTTGACTTCTACGCAAACCTTGCGGAGGTCGTGGACCCTGATGAGCTAGGCAGGATCGCTCTGGATGTGTCCGCAATGTTCGAGGCGGACAAGGGTTCGCGATCGGACTGGGAGCAGATGTACGCCAAGGGGTTAGATCTTCTTGGTCTACGCATGGAAGAGCGTACAAAACCCTTCCGTGGCGCGGCGGGCGTGACCCATCCGATGCTGCAAGAGGCGATTATTCAGTTTCAGGCGCAGGCCTTTAAGGAGCTGATGCCCGCGGGCGGCCCCGTGCGCACGCAGATTTTAGGCAAAGAGACCGTCGACAAGTTCCAGCAGGCCTCGCGCGTGCAGGACTTTATGAATTACCAGATCACGACGGTGATGGAAGAGTACACGCCGGAGTTTGATCAGCTCCTGTACTACACCGGATACGGTGGATCGACCTTCAAGAAGGTCTATTACGACATGCAGCTCGGTCGCATGGTGTCAAAACTATGCCTCGCGGACGATGTATACATCCCGTACAACGGTTCGAGTGTCGTGTCGCAGTGTTCGCGGCTGACTCATCGCATTGCGATGGACGCAAACGAGTACCGTAAACGTGTTTTGGTCGGCGAATACTTGGATATTGCGGTAGATCTGGAGCCAACGCCCGCGGATCCGAGCCAAATCCAGGCTGCGATCGACAAAGTGACGGGCGTGCAGCCGACCGACCAGGCCGGCGAGGTCTTTTTGCTTGAAATGCTGGTCGATTTGAACCTGCCGGGCTTTGAAGAGAAGGGCGAAAACGGCGAACCGACCGGAATTAAGCTTCCGTACGTCGTCACGCTGGCCGAAGACACGCTCAAAGTCGTCGGAATCCGTCGAAATTGGCGCGAGGAAGACGAGAAGAAGCGTCGGCGCAACTATTTTGTGCACTACGTCCTTGTCGAAGGGCCTGGCGCGTATGGCTTGGGCTTTGTGCACCTTATCGGCGGTCTTTCCAAGGCCGCTTCGAGCGCGTTGCGGCAGTTAATCGACGCCGGAACGCTCGCCAATTTGCCTGCGGGCTTTAAAGCCAAGGGCGCGCGCATCGCGGACGACTCGGATCCGATCCAGCCAGGCGAGTGGCGCGATATTGACGCGGGAGGCGCGGAACTTTCGGCCTCTCTCTTGCCACTTCCGTACAAGGAGCCGAGCCAAGTGCTGTTTGCGCTGCTCGGATTTGTCGTGGACGCCGGCAAACGGCTCTCAAGCACGGCTAACATGCAAGTTGGCGACGGCAACCAGTACGCGCAGGTCGGCACGACGCTCGCATTGCTCGAGCGTGGCGCGATGGTCATGTCCGCGATCCACAAACGGTTGCACTATGCGCAGTCTTTGGAGTTCCGGCTGCTCTTTGAGGGCTTTGGCGTCTATCTGCCAGATGAGTACCCGTACGATGTGCCGGGTGCGAGCCGCAAGATCAAGCGTGCGGACTTCGACAACATGGTTTCGGTGCAACCGGTTGCCGATCCGAACATCTTTAGCAGCGCGCAGCGCATTCAGCTTGCCCAGATGCAGTTGCAGATGGCGCAGAGCGCGCCGCAAATGCATAACATTTACGAAGCATACTACCGCGTGTACGCCGCGCTTAACATCCGCGATATTGACGGCATCCTGCTCCCGCAGAATAACCAAATGCCACGTGACCCACTGTCCGAGAACAGTGCTGTCTTGAACAACATGAAGCTCAAGGCTTTCGCGGGCCAGCAGCACGACGCGCACATCGCGGCGCATTTGATGATGGGCATGTCGCCCATGCTTCAAGCCAACCCGATGGCGGCGATGGAGCTTCAGCAGCATATTTTGGAGCACTTGCGCATCAAGGCCGAAGAGGATGTCGAGGCGGATCTCTTCCGCATGTACGGCGTGGATCCTGACCGCATGGTTTCGGCGATCCAGAAGGAAGGCATGGTTGCGATTAAGGCGACGACTTACATGCAAGAGATGCGCAACATGCAGTCGCAGATCTCCGGCGAAGGTGCGGGCGGAGAAGACCCGTTGGTCGCGCTCAAGAAGCAAGAACTTGATCAGCGAGCCGCGGCTGACCAGGCTAAGATGCAGTTGGATCAAGCCAAGCTGCAATTGGAGACGCAAAAGATGCAGCAGTCGCTGCAAATCGACCAGGCGCGGTTGCAGTTACAAGCAGCAAAAGGAGGGCGAAATGCCGCTTAAGAAAGGGTCAGGCCAAAAGACGATTAGCCGCAACATCGGCGAGCTCGTCGGGGCTTACAAAGAAAAGGGTCGCATTGGCACGAGCAAGCCGAAGAGCAAGGGCGCTGCCGTGAAGCAGGCTGCGGCGATTGCGTATGCCAAAGCGGGTAAGTCGCGCAACATGGGCCGTGGTGGCGTTATGGGCGCGGTGAGAACGGTTAAGAAAAAGGACGGCAACCGCCCAGTCAAGATTTACTAAGTCGATTAAGCGCTTCGGGTGGTGCGCAAAACCGCCTGCTTTTCATGGAAACCTACCATGCTTGAATTTGCAGAAGCAGTTCTGAAAGAAATTAGAAATCTCCGTGAATCATCGGAGGATATCATCCTGAACGGCACGATTGCTGACATGGAGCGTTACCGCTTCATGATGGGTCGTCTTGAAGGATTAAAGCTTGTAGAGGAATCCGTGAGAGCGCTTTTGAAATCGCGAACGGATGACGACGGCTTTTCAATCTAACAGGAGACTTATGAAACTCGCATCGCAAGAGCCTACCGCACTTGAGAAAAAGTGGGCGGAAGAGGCAGCTAAACACGTGCCAAGCCTAGAGGACGCCTACACGTCGGAGGGCTTCAAGCCCGAAAAACTCGACGAGTCGGTAGTGGACCGTATTCCGACCCCCACGGGTTGGCGTATCGCGATCCTTCCTTACCGTGGGGCCGATAAGACCAAGGGCGGCATCGCCCTGTCCGAAGAGACGCAGCGTAAGCAGCAGCTAACCACTGTTTGCGGCTACGTCCTGAAGGTTGGTCCGCTCGCGTACGCCGACGAGGGCAAGTTCCTCACCGGCCCGTGGTGCAAGCAGGGTGACTGGATCATTTTCGGCCGTTATGCGGGGGCTAGGATCCCCATTGACGGCGGGGAGATCCGGTTGATCAACGATGACGAAGTCTTGGGCGTCGTGAACGACCCCGAAGACGTTCTACACATGTGGTAAGGAGAGTTCTAAATGATAAACGAACAGTTGGAATTTAGTGTCGGGGAAGGCGAACAGCCGGCCACCGTACAAGTGCCGATGGAGGAGGAAACTCCCACGCTGCCGCAGGTCAATAACGAGGCGGCCGCATCGGAAAAGAACGAGCGCGAGCTCGATGACTACAGTGACAAGGTTAAAAAGCGCATCGACAAGCTG